GCTTCAAGTTCTTCAATTGTTTGTTCTAATTCCGACATTTGGTGTCTCCTTACCTTGCTGTTAACATATATTTATAAATTATAATTTCTTTAGGAATTTTGCAAATTCCAAGGCTTCTACTCTTGCATCTCTTTGTTTTTCTTTAACATCAAACTTTTGTTTTAATCCAACGAGTTCTGCTTCAAGAAGGGCCCCATTATTCCAAACCCACTCTTTTCCTTCCATAATACCTTCTACGAAAGCATTTGGTGCAGAAGGATCAGCAACGATATCAGCAGCAGTTGCGAGATAAAAATCATCCCGAACATAACTTGCACCGCCTTTTTGGTCTAAACTACCCATTCCCCGTGAGGAAACACCTAGTTTTGCACCTTCATCCATAAGACTCTTAACAATCTCGCCCATAGGGGTTGACATTATTTTTGCCTCACCAATAAAATTTTTACCATCTGGTTCTAAAGAGGTAATCATATGGGATACACGTTCCAGATTGACCGTTGGGCCATCAGGATGTCCAAGTTCACCATATGCACGTTTCTCTTTAATAAAATTCTTGTTATACTTTAATACTTCGTTCTGAAGTACTTCCATAGGGTATACTCGACCATTACGATTTTTAATATCAGCCTGCATGAAGATACCACGAATTTTGTAGTTCTTACCACCGCCTTCTTTTTCTTCGGTGATGTATTCTACATCGTGGTCTACTGCTTCTGAAAATAATCTAACTGTACTCATACTCCTATCCTCTATGTGATGTTATCAAACCCAGATACTTTTTTCATTTTCATCCAAACTGTTCCGATACAAGCTGCATCATTTTCAAAGAAAATGTCTCCTGTAATCCCAGAACCAGCATTGTTTGCTAAAGTAGGTAATGTTTGACCACCACCATTATAACTGCCGTTTGCGTTTAATGACATACAAGTAACATTTGATGTAGCATCCCACTCAATTTCTAGTATAGAACTAACTGTCCAATTAATAGCAACAATAGACACTCTAGGATCAGTTGCAGCTCCTGCTATTTCGGATACATCTATAATTTTTGTTGCAGTTCCGTTTGTTCCAGAAATAGTGGTTTTAGTAACTAATTCAAAATCTGAATCTACTAATGTTTGTGTTGCAAATGCCATTATTCACTCCTAGATTGATAACATTTCTTTTTCAAAATAGTTCATAAGTTCTTTTTCTTGAACTTTAAAACTTTTGGAAACGTCTTTAATAGTTTTGTCAAAAGTATTTAGGAAATCCGAAGGTTTAGAATCCATTTTCTTAAAAATCTGGTCAACAGCACCTTTCATTTTTGGAGAAAGTTTCTTATATGCTTTGGATTTCTTATGTTCATCCTTTTCAACAACAGATGAATATACCCCTTCAAATTTCTTAGTCATTGCCTACTTCTTCTTCAGCTGCTTCGTCTTTTGCTTGTTGCACAAATGTCTTTGCAACTTCTGACCGTTTAGTTTCTAGTGCATCTCCAATTTTTGCTGCCATTGCAGTTTTAAAAACTGTTTCTGCTTCTAGGTTATTTTCTGATGCCAATGCATCTACAAATTCTTTACTCATTATTTATCTCCTTCCTTTTCGGGTTCTTCGTAATCGGGCATTTCTTCTGGTGTTACTATGTTTCCAGTACTATCTTGTGGGTAACGAGTAATTCCATCACCACCATCAGGAATAGTAATACCACCGTCCATAGGATCGACAGAAAGTTCCTTTTTAATTTGCACATTCATATCAGCAATTTCTGCATCATTCATACGCAAGACTTTCTTTAATACATATTCTTTACTAAAGAAAGTACCAATATATCCTTGAATTGAATCAAGTGCTGAAAGTCTATCATTGAGAAGTTCTGCATCTTTCAACTCTGCAAAATGACCGTCTTGTAAGAAGTCATATTGAAGATGTTCTTGAATTGATGGCCAATCTTCTGGTGCAATAACACCTTTCAATAAAAGTTGTGATTTAAGAATGTCTGTAAATAAAGGAACAAACTTCTTACGAATACGTTGTACAAACTTAGTAAATTTTAATTCATCTCTTGTTATCTCTGATGCTCTACCTAAAGAAAAACCAGCATCAGAATCCATACGAGAGATTGGAACATTTAAAGACTTGTAAAGTTTCTTTTGAAAATATTGAATGTCATCAATCTCTCCTAGATTAGAGCCGCCAGGCAAAGTTGTAATCTCTGTACCTCGACCACCTTCTCTCCGTGGAAGCCAAAAATCTTCAAGCATAGACATATGATTTCGGTCATCTCTGATTTCACCAGTAGATGCATCATACACTAACTTGTTACGATAACGATTCATTACGTCTTTCAGATATTGTTCTGCTTTCACCTTAGGCAGATTACCCACATCAATGTAGAAAATTCTACGTTCAGGTGCGCGAGAGATGCGATAGATAACTAGTGCATCTTCAATCATTCTAAGTTGGTTAACAGGTTTAATTGCTTTGTGTAAATATGAAAGAACTCGACCAGTATTGCCATCAATCAATCCAGATGGGCAATATGTAATTGAATCTAAAGAAATCTTTAATCCTTGATTGCTTCCAGAAGTTCCAGCAGAAGCAAGTCCCTTTTCATTATAGATATAATACTCTTCAACCTTTTCAGTCATCTGTATTGAAGTTTTTTTGTCTATACCTTTTTTAACTTCTCTTACTTTTTTAATTTTAGTAGGATCAATATATCTTAATTCAGTGATACCCTTTCTAGGGTTTTTGCTATCAATTATTTTGTGATAAAAACAACGACCATCTACATACCATCTGCGAAAGATGTCATGACCTTTTTGTTCAAAACTAAGAAGCCGCAGAACTTCATGAAATTCTGTACGGATTTTTCTTTTAATTTTTTCTGGATAGGGTAAACGATCTAAAGTAATTTCTACTGCTACATCGTTTTGATTTGCAACGATACCTTCATTAATTATATCTTCTATTGCAGTATCACATTCTGCTTGCTGTGCAATATCACGATACCTCCGAATTAAATCTAAATCGGTTCGTTCTCTACCATCTGTGTCTAAAACTTGTCCAAAAAAACCACCACCGGCAACATCAATAGTACCGTCATCAGAAGTTGGGGTGGAGAAGGTTGCTTCCCCACCCGAATCCTTAGATGATCTTTCAATCTTGAAACCAAATAACTCAGCCATAATATCTCCTACTAGTTATAACTATTTAGTAGGACTAAAAGTTGACGCCTGAAGCTTCGAAGTGTTGATATCTCCACGTACATTCAAACTCTTCAAGAGCATCAGCTGATTCTGAAGATAGTTCAATTGCAGTAATACTTACTGGCCATGCACTTCTAAAGATATATGTTTTCAGAATTGTATCGTCACGATCCAATTGTTCAACAGTCAAATCTGTCTGATAATCAGCAGGGTCAATAACACCTGTGTTTAGTGCCAAGTCATTTATTCCATTAGACCATCGTTCCAATGCGTTACGAACCATAAAATCCGTATCGTTAATGAATGTAGTAGTCCAAGTTTCAGAAAATTCTCTATCACCAGCAATATAAATTTTTCTGCCGCGAAAGGGAACTTCAATTGGAGTCAATTCTTGAGCAGGAAGATTAGTTCCTTTACACATGAAAGATGTTCTACGAACATCAAGACCAATTGCGATGCCGGGCGGAGGCGTAATAGTCACTCTGAACTGATTGGCTCTTGCGCCACCACCGATTAAGTTTGCTTTAAAGTCGTTAATAGTAGCCATGTCTTATCCCCCTACCTCGCTAAACGATACACCAGTTCGTACCGCAATAAAGTTTAATGAGATAAAGTTTATTGAACGAGCAGGTTTGATGTAAATATCTCCAACAAACTCGTTTCGGTCAATAACTTCACCAGTGTTATTTGCTGCATCACATTTTACTGAAAAATCAGTAATGCCTCTTCGACCTTGAATATCTCGCAAGAAAGGTTCTACTTGATTTCTAAATTGCGCCCTTGTAAATTCATCGTTGAATTCAAAGAGTTGATATTTAGCAGCGGTTGCGATTGCTTTTTCAAGAACAAGGAACAGTCGGCGCACGTTAATACGGTCAAATGCACTTGGTTTAGAAAGAGCAGTCTTATCACCAAAGAGTGTTACGCCAATGCCGGGAAAATTAACTACTGGATTAACCCGAGCTTTGTAAAGAATATCTCTATCTGGTTTCTGTGGATTATAAGAAAGTTTAATTGCACCTCTTATAATACCGCGATTATAACCAGCAGGTGAGAACCAAGGATCAGCAACATTATCTGTGTTTGCACAAAGACCAGCTGTATCACCATTCAGTGGCACATACCGATAAACATCATTGTACTTGTCATACATGTATTTGTATCCACTATCGAATACCATGTATGAAGAAGATGGGCAAACATTGAAAGCATCAACAACATTTTCTGTAGCTGTTTGCGAACTTGAAACACCTACTGTTGCTGCCCGATATGGAGAAACAAATGCGACACAATCTCTTCTCTCATCCGTTAATGAGGTTAACATGGTTACATGTGTGTCTTGTGTGGCTTCAGTATTACCATCCCCACCACCTTTTCCACCAAGGACAAGATTAACGTCAATTGTTTCTGTATCTCTAAATTCATCATAACCTTTTTGAAGTTCACCAGCAGTTACAGCAAAATCGTCAACGCCATTTTTTAGAATTGTATTTGTTGGTGTATCAAGAGCAGCATATGAAGTTGCGCCAGATTCGCCTTCAACCTTACTACCAGCATTAGCGGCACTTCCATCTGTTCCATCTAAGAGAATGTTATCACCAGCATCTGTTCCAGCACCATCTGTTCCACCATCTTCCATTACAATGAAAGTTTCTGCTCCATCAAAATCTGTTCCCCAGTTAAAACCAGCAGAATTGTGGTCCATCTGATAAACAAAACTTGAAGACCTAAAGATTTTATCGGCGTAGTATGTGCTATCACCTTGTGGTGACTTACCAAAAATATTTTTAGAAAGATTTGGATAAGTTTCTAAAATAGCATTGGTTCTATTTCCAGCTGCAAGAGCAGAGAAACCAGTTATTTCCCCAAGATGATCAAATACGACAATATGCATTTCATCGTCAGTGCCTCGTTGATTGTTGGTTGCAAAATCTGATGTGCCGGGAGCAGCATCAAATAAATCATACCATCTCCAGCGCCGACGAACACTTGTTCCAGATGCAATTTCTGTTTGAAGTCCGCTACCAACTGGGTCATCTTTTAATTTAACTGTAATTGTAGCTGCACCAGTATCCACAGCTGTAACTTGATATTCAAACCCTAGTGTTTCAGCAAAGTTAACAATATCATGAATATTAAAACCAGCAGAAGATGTAAGACTGATAATTTTCTGACCTTTTGCCTCTGTTCCACTTGTTGTTGTTTTAGCTAATTCCTCATAAGCAGTTGCCGACGCACAGATAGAAACACCAACTGAATTTCCATGAGCGCCAGCAGTCCTTGCAGCCCACTCACCAACCGAACCTTGTCCATCAGCAAAAGCATCTTCGTAATGATCATCATCTCTAATGATAAATGATGAACCAGATGCAATAGCATTTTTAACACCAGATTCACAACGAACAACACTCAATTGATCTGAATATTGAAGGAAGTTTGCAGCGGTGAAAAAAGTTTCAAATTGGTTGCCAGAATTTTGTGGCTCACCAAAAATCTTTACTAATTCTTCCTCACTGCCTAATCTTACAATAGAACCAACTGGACCTTTTTTAAATGCTCCAGCAATAGCACCAATCGTTGTTGGAACTGCTGGAACGATACCTGTAAGATCAATTTCTCTTACGTGGACGCCGGGAGATACAAGGAAACTCATGTCTTTACTCCTATATCAGACTTCAAAACGAAAGAAACTGAAGTCTATGTTATTTCAGAATATTTATAATATTTGGTTTTCTAAACCACTAGTTTATATGTGTTATAACATATAAATAATATTATGAATGAACATTATGAAAAATACAAAGAAACAATCAAAAAGGTTGCTCGTAGAAACTATCGAAAGAGAATTGTTCTATTAAATGATTTTTTGGCAGAACAATCGTGTATGCATTGTGGTGAAAGTGAAACAATTTGTCTAAAGTTTCATCCACACGATTCACAAATTCGTAAACTAACAAAACGAGTTGGGACTAATAATGAAAGCAGAAAAGAAATATTTCATCTAATAAGTAAATCAATAATTCTGTGTTCAAATTGTTTTATCAAAGTTGATAACGATTTGATAGAATTTATATGATTACCAATTTGTATTATAATCCCTGACAACAGTGGTCCATCTAGTTCCATACTCATCAACTTCATCATCAAGAGCAAGAGGATCATCAATACCATTTACTATAAATCCAAATGGGGCCATATCTTGCTCTAGCATATCTTGCTGTTCTTCCATCATAGTCATTCGTATATCATTATCTGTCAATTCTTTAAAGTATGTTTGATCTGTAGCCCAACCAAATATAAACATACAGGCAACCAAATCGTCATTGCATCCATCGTCAGCAGTATACGATGAACCTTTAATAATAAAGGTGGACAACTCATTGACACAATCATAATCTTCGACAATAAGTTTGTTATCCTCAATCAATTGTTTGAGATTTGAACATCCAATCTTCTTCACAGCTTTAGTTGTTCTTACCCCCAATTGCGCTCGACCCCCTGAGAAGCCCGCTCCAAGCACTTGTCCCGCCCTGCCACGCATAGAAGCCATAACTAGG